AAGTCATCGGAACATGGCTCGGAAAGCCTTTGTATCAGATAACAATTCCGTTTAGCAATATAAACACATCTGCAAATACTTGGTACTCATACAATATAAGTTCATATCTTATAAACCCTCAAATTGTATTCCCTCAGAAAGATATGTCATATTATATTGTCAGCAACGTTGAGCGATTATTTAGTGAAGTCTCTTACGAGTCACCGAATCTTTTGCTCAAGACACCTGTAGCGAGAACAAATATATCGGGACACATAGTTGTCAGATATACGAAGACCACAGATTAAAAGGAGAAAGCTATGAATGTAATACTTTTAAGACACTATAAGGATGAAAGAGTCGAAAGAACTATCACACCTTTTGATACTATCGAACTTGCTCTTATTAATCTCTACGGAAATATGAGAGCGTCTGTAGGAGATACGAACTGCGTGAAAGTAACATGCGAACTTATGGACGATGATGGCAATGTTACCAAGTGTGACCGATATATGAGAAACGTTGAGCCTGTAGTTGAGACAACCAGCGAAGAATGAAAATCAGAGATTTTACAGTTCTTGAATTAAATAGATTTAGAGAGCTTTGTAATTTCACTGATGATGAGATGACTTACTTTAATCTCAGAGCAAAAGATAAATCAAATGTTCAGATAGCTTTTGAAATGAATATTAGCTCTGCTCAAGTATCAAAACTTGCAAAAAGAGTGAAAAGCAAGATGCTGAGAGTGATTTAAACTGAGCCTACAGGGCATGAATACAAAAAGACGATACTAGTTAAGAGTCTTTTAAGAAGCGTGATTCAGAAATGGATTAGGCTTCTTTTTTATTGTCAATTTTTGTATAGATTTTGTATAAATTCACTCTCCTATCTTCTTTTAAACTAAAGGTAGAAAGGAGAAGCAAGTTATGCAGGATATTAGTTCTCAATTAATTCAAATTATGAATGAGAAAAAGTGTTCCTCGCTACTTGCTTTTATTGAGATTAAAGATGGCTTATATATTCAGCAATCCAAACCCGATGAAAAATCTAGTAGGCGACTGCGTGATAAGAGGGATATCAATCCTAACCGATAAATCCTGGGAATATACTTATATGGAGATTGTTGTTCAAGGATATGATATGTATGATATGCCTTCTTCTAATGAAGTCTGGAGTTCTTATTTAAAATCCCAAGGATATAACAAGAAAATAATTCCGAATACTTGTCCTAATTGTTATACAATCAAGGATTTTTGTGAAGATAATCCTCACGGACGATATCTGCTAGCAACCGGAACCCATGTAGTCGCTGTGATAGATGGTGATTACTATGATACTTGGGATTCTGGGAATGAAATTCCAATCTATTATTTTACAAAGGAGGAATAGAAACCAATGAATTATAACAATTATGGATATCCTGGTAATTATCAAGCCATGCAGATGCAGCAGCAAATGCAAAATACTCAGCAAATGCAAAATGGAGGTTTTATTAATGCTCCTAATATTGAAAGTGCAAGAAGTTATCCGGTAGCTCCTGGAAGTGTTGTAACTTTCAAAATTGAGAATCAACCTATTGTATGTGAAAAATCACAAGGATTTTCTCAATTTGAATCTCCTCACTTTGCAATATACGATTTAAAAAGAAGAGAAGAAAATATCCAAGAAGACATCAAGAACAATAAGGATGATATCTTTGTTAATAAGGATTATATCAATCCTATTATAAATTCTATACAAGATGATATAGAGATGCTTAAAACCAGTGTCAGTTTACTTCAAGAAAGAAATAAAAAGCAATCATATATTTCTAAAAATAATCGAGAGGTAAAAGAAGATGATACCAAATAACATTTTAAGTATGATGAGCAGATGTAACATTAATACTAATCAATTACAGAGTATTGAGACTCCCGATGAAATGGCTCAGTATCTTCTTAATTCCGGTCGAGTTAATCAACAAATGGTTAATCAAGCAAAACAAATGTGGAATAATCCTCAGATTCAACAGCAGATTATGCAGAGATTCGGTATAAGAAATTAAGGCTGACGAGCCTTGATATACGGATAGCGCAGCGTACGAGTGCAATCCCTAACCTACAAAAATTTATAGGAGGTAAAAAATTATGTCACTTACAGATAATGGAAGCGGAATGTATATGCCCGTAGCTCCTGCTTATGCAGGTGGTTATGGAAATAGCGGATTCGGTTTCGGCGGAGATTGGGGTTGGATTATTCTCCTTCTCTTATTCGCAGGCGGAGGCTGGGGCAACGGATTCGGCGGAGGTTATGGTAACATGATGCTCGGATACGATTTTCCTTGGCTCCTCAACGGACAGCAGAGTATTAATTCTAACACTAATGCTGGATTCCGTGATTCAATGCTTAATGATGGCATTACTTCCATCAGAGATGGAATTTCTTCTCTGTCTACTCAGCTTTGTGGATGCTGCGGAGATGTGCAGATGGCTCTTGCCAATGGCTTTGCAGGAGTAGAGCAGGGCGCTAATACCAGACAGATGGCTAATATGCAGACTGATTTTGCAATGCAGAATGCTATAAATCAAGGCTTCAATGGTGTTCAGTCTCAGCTCGCTAGCTGCTGTTGTGAGAACAGACTTGCAAGTGCAGACCTTAAGTACACTATCGCTACCGAGGAATGTGCAACAAGAAACACCGATACTCAGAACACTCAAGCAATTCTTAATACTATTAACGGAGGTATCCAGTCTATTAAGGACCAGCTCTGCCAGGATAAGATTGATGCTAAGAACGATGAAATCGCAAATCTCCGTCAGTCACTTGCTATGAAAGACCTTGCAGCATCTCAGACTGCGCAGAATGCATTTATCGCACAGGGCTTCTCTAACGAGGTTGACCAGCTCTATAATAGACTGTCTAGCTGTCCTGTTCCTTCAACTCCCGTATATGGTCGTACTCCCATTTTCACTTGTAACAGCGGATGCGGATGCGGTAACGGTGGTTTTGTAAATTGATAAGGAGGGGTTGCTATGGCAAGGTATATTACATCAACAGACCAGAATGTAGCCTTAAATGGCACTATCCCGTTTGACATTGTATCTATCCCTTGTAATACAGGAAATGTTATTCCTCTTACGACTGGGGTTCTTACTTTGAAGGGCAACACTTCCAATAAATTTGCAAGGTACGAAGTTACCTTACAGGGCAATATCGCTATACCCGAGGGCGGAGATGTTACAGCAATCGCCGTAGGAATAACCATCAATGGTGTTGTTGTTCCCGAAAGCGTTGCAATCATTACTCCACAGGCGGCTGAAGAATATTCGCATGTCAATACGAGTATTACTATAACTGTTCCTTGTGGATGTTGTCTGTCTGTATCAGCGGCTTATGTTGACGGTACAGAAGATGATGCCACTGTAACTCCTACTCCTTCCATTCTGGTAAGGCGTAATGCCTCAATCACAGTTACAAGAATCGCATAAGGAGGAAGTCAAGATGATGAATGAGCTTTATGACCTTTGTGATAATCTCAAAGACGAAATCAAAGAACTCAATAAAAAAGGCGATATATCTCCAACTGAACTTGATAGAGCCTATAAAGCAATCGATATCATTAAGGATATCAAGACTATCGAAGCGATGGAAGATGCAAGTTATTCTTATGATTATTCCCGAGATGAGTATAGCCGTAGAGGTTCATACGATGGCTCCTATAATTCCTATGATGGGATGAGTAATGCTCGTAGAGGAAGAGATGGAGATGGTGATGGACGATATAGCGAAGATGGCAGCTATCGTAGAGGTAGAGATGCCATGGGACGCTATACTAGCAGAGATGGATATAGTCGTCACGATGAGAAAGAACAGATGATGCGTCAGATTGAGCAGATGAAACGCAAGGTCGAACAGATGTAATCTCAGCAAGAGGGAAGTTTCATGCTTCCCTCTTTTGATAAGGAAAATAGAATGGATATAATGGCAATCAATGAAGCAATTGAAATTTTAGAGAATAAAGAAACTAATTTTGATAGTGTATCAGAATTAGCGATGCTATATATTGTTAGAAATAATTATCAATCGATTTCAGATTCAACATCTGATGAGTTGAATGATATCCTGCCTTGCTATCAAAAATATCGAGAAGTCAAAGGTCGATATCAACAAGGCATGACCAGCGAAGGTGAGGTAATCAGAGCCCTTAAATTATTAGGGCAAGAAATTAAAGAATTCATCGATAATCTATACTGTAATACCGATATGAACAAAGAAAGGCTATATATTAAGGAAATGATTTGCCAATTAAATGAAAAATACAGCAAATAAGAGGCTTTGGAGCCTCTTTTTTTATGGGTTGAATTATTTGTAATAGTGTTATATTATATTTATGATGATATTATTGTTTGGATGTTTATCCAAGTACACTCGTAAAACTCAGGAGGTAATCAATATGGCAAATACAATCATTAAGGGAATGATATCTGTAGGAACTGAACATCCTCTGTATAACAAGGTTGTTGATTTAGAGGTTATCAGAGATAACACCGGTTTTGATGGCAGACAGACCTATGTCAGAACAATCAATCCTGTTTTATTCACTGATAGATACTCACTTATTTACAGAGATGGCAGATTTGCAGGCACCAAGTCCTTACCCGATATCGAGGAGCATGTTGAAGGCTGGTTGATAAAGTAAGGAGGTCTGCATGAAACTTCATCAGTATAAGAATTACACAATCGTTCAGAGAATCGGAGCTTCTCATAGAAGATGCAGAACCGTATCCTATGATTACTTCGTTGAGAAAGATGATAAAGAGCTGAGCTATCGCACCTCTGGTGAGCACTTCGCTTACAGACAGTCCTTTGATACCAAGAAAAAAGCAATCGAGTTCATTGACAAGATTGAAAGCAAGGAAATCAAGGTATCTGAGAAATCCGGTTCGAATGGTTATGTATGGGAAGATAAGTAAGGAGAGAAAGATGATTAATATCAACATCGCAAAATCAAAGAAATGTAATGGTGATTATTCGATGTATATCACCTTTGATTTCGATATCCGCATCGTGCAGGCAATCAAAGAGTTACCGAGCAGATGGTGGTATGCTGATAAGAAAGAATGGGAAGTCCCTCTTAATAAGCTCCATACATTGCTGGATACTCTCTCATGGAGTGATTTCAATATCACCGGTGAATATGTGAGCCTTGAAAAGCCTAAGGCAGAGATGCCCGCCGGATTCAAGTTCAAAACCAATCCTTATGAGCATCAGATTGCTGGATTCAACTTCGGACTTCAATATGACCGCTGGCTCCTCGGAGATGAAATGGGTCTTGGTAAGACCAAGCAGGTCATTGATATCGCAGTGGCTAAGAAAATGGCCAAGGGTTACAAGCATTGCCTTATTATCTGCGGCGTAAATGGTCTCAAGTGGAACTGGAGAAATGAGGTATCGGTTCATTCTGATGAATCAGCTTATATCCTCGGTCAGAGAATCCAGCGTGATAGGATTACAATAGGCAGCAATGCAGATAAGTTAACTGATGTTAAGATGCTCAGCGCTAATCCTGCATACTTTATCATCACTAATGTAGAATCCCTCAGAGAAGAGGAGATTGTCAAAGAGCTTCAGGCTCTCTGCAAATCTGGTGAGATAGGATTAATTGCGTTTGACGAGTGTCACAAAGCTAAAAATCCTCGTTCTCAGCAGGCGAAAGGAATCCTCAAGCTTCAATCTGAAACGATGATTGCCATGACTGGCACCCCCTTAATGAATACTCCCGAGGATTTGTTTGTAATCCTTAAATGGCTCGGATATGAAAAGAATTCCTTTACATCATTCAAAGCTCACTATTGTGTCTATGGTGGATTCGGCGGATATGAGATTGTAGGTTACAAGAATCTCTCAGAGCTGCAGGAAAGGCTCAATGATATAATGCTCCGCCGTCGTAAGGAAGATGTTTTGGATTTGCCCGAGAAGACCTACATCGATGAATATGTAGAGATGACCCCGAAGCAGAAGAAAATCTACAATGAAGTTAAGATGGATATCCAGACCAATATTGACCAGATTAAGAAAGCAACCAATCCTCTTGCAGAACTTATCCGCATGAGACAGGCTACCGGATTCACCGGAATCCTTTCAAGCACGATACAGGAATCTGCAAAACTCGATAGAATGGAAGAGCTGGTTGAAGAAGCGGTCAGCAATAAAAAGCAGGTCGTTATCTTCAGTAATTGGACTCAGATGACCGATGTGATTTATGAAAGACTCGGTATTTACAGAGTAGGTCAGATAACCGGAGAGACTAAAGATGCAGACCGTCAGCATATCGTAGAGCTTTTCCAGGACGGTAAGTTCGATGTCTTAGTAGGAACTTCCGGAGCAATGGGAACAGGATTAACCCTTACCGCAGGAACGGTTGAAATCTTTCTCGATGAGCCTTGGAATATGGCTCTGAAAGAGCAGTGTGTTGACAGATGTCACAGAATCGGACAGAAAAATAATCTTACTATCTATACTCTGATGTGTAAGGATACTATGGACCAGAGAATCCATGAAATCGTAGAGGAGAAAGGCATAATGGCTGATGCTCTTATAGATGGCAAGATTGATAAACAGAATAAATCTGCAATCGTTGATTTCTTATTAAGTTGATATTTGAAAAATAAATATACTATAATACATTTAGGGTCAGACGAACTATTAACCACTCGTACAAAGGAGGTGATATAAATAACAAGGAGGAGAAAGAATGAAAGGTTTAAAAATCGAAGAGGTAGCAGTAAAGGTCGGAGTGAGTGTTCAGACGCTCAATAGATGGTATAAGTTCAAGAAAGAGAATCCTAAAGATTCGGTAAGTAAAGCATTGCCTGCGTATAAGATGACAACTACTTCATCCGGCTGCGTCAGATTATGGCAGGAAAAAGACATCGAGAAACTAAAAGAATTTAAAGCCAATATTGTTTCGGGAAGGACCGGAAGAATGGGCAAGTACAAAGGAGAGGGTACAAAAAATGGCAAGAAAAAAGATTGAAAAGCAGGATACACTCGCAGAACTCATTCCTCTTTATGGAGAGCAGAATGCATATTGCAATACGCTCAAGAAAACTGTAGCTGATTTGAACAAGAGAATCAAAGATGCTATTCATGCGGTTAATAAGGAGAATACCGATATCGAGATTGATGGTTGGAGAGTCACTCTCTCGGTATCCGATAGCTCTACCTTCAATGAAGATAAGTTAATCGAGTTTGCCAAGGCTAACAACATCAAGATAGTCAAGAAGAAAGAATATATAGACTACGATGCTCTTGAAAGCCTTATTTACAATGGCAAGATAGATAAAGATACTCTCCTTGAAATGGATTCCTGCAAAGAGACCACTTCAAAAGAAACTCTCAGATGCACCAAGATAAAGGAGGCTTGATATGGCAAGTAAGAAAGCTTATAGCAGCAAGTCGGCTATCCTTACCATCACAGCATCCAGCAAAGTAAGTGTCCAGATAGGAACTAAGTTCTTTACTCTTGAATATGCAGAGTCAAGGAGCGTTCCTAATGAGCCCGGAGTTAATATCGAGGAGGAAAGAAAAATCCTTTGGGATACGGTCAATGCGGAAGTAGATGCTCAGATAGAAGATGTCTACAATACATACGAGACCGTCAAAAAGAAAAAATCGAGAAAGTAGTTGATTTTATTTTTGTCGTATGTATAATCACTATGATGAAGTTGATTTATCACAAATAGGTTAGCTCGAGTTGTGCCGAACTCTTGCAATATAGATAACCTCATAATTCGAGCTAAACCAGAGCTTGTATATTAGGAACGGCACTTCCTTCTATACAGGCTCATTTTATTCAAGAGGTATTAGGATGCGTTATTCTGTTTTAGGATTTAATCAAGAAAAACTAATACAACTCCAAACAGATGATATAAAACTTGATATGACCGATATTCTTCTTATGGACTATATCCAGAAAGCAATATCTCAGCCCAGCATGCTTAAAATCATAAAAGATGAACAAGCTTATGTTTGGTTAAATCATAGCAAGATACTTGAAGATTTACCTATCCTCAACATAAAAGAAAACATGCTGAGAAAACATATATCCAAACTTATTCAGTTAAATCTCATTAAAGGAGAGAGTATCTCTTCGAATAAAGGCAGAGGGAGCCGAGCTTATTATACAATCACTGAGGTCTTTGAATCTCTGCAGAATACTGAAATGACCACCGGTAAAAAATTACAGCTGGTCGAGGGACCACCGGTAAAAAATTACACATCAGATAATAAGTTAAAAAAGAATGATAGTAATAAAGAATCTTTATCTAAAGATAAAGATAGAACCCAAAAATTCCAATTTGGCAAAAAGAAAGAGGTTAAACCGACTCTGTATAGTAAATGTATTTGCTTAATCGATGATTTCACTGATAATGAATCACTCAGAAAATCATTAACCACTTTCTTGAATATCTGTTTAGAGAATGCAAAAGAATCCGGCGTACCTTTTTATGCAAATCATTTCAAAGGCAAACTTAATAGCCTTAGAGCATTAACTGATGATAACGGATATCTTAATGACCAGCTTGCTATAAAGATTGTAAAGCAGAGCCTTGATAATGGTTGGTGCGGATTTTATCAAATCCGAGTAGATAAGAGTAAAAGAAATGCAGCTCGTGATATCGAGCATCTGAATCCTGAGAAGATGACTCATGCAACCAAGGAGCAGAAAAAGAAATTCAAGGAGGATATAGCAAGTGGAAGAGCAGAGGAATTCTGAATGCTGGTATAAAGATACCTGCAAAGAAGATTGTGATAGATGCGTAGTATATCCTCAGCTAAAATGGCAAATGGATAACAGCGGATTATATCCAGCTCAGCAACATCCTATCAAGCTCTACATTACAGAGCATAACCGACAGGATAAGAAAGCATTCAAGGAGCTTGCAGCTATTCGAGAAGATATCGGCTCCTTTGTAGATAATCACGAGAATCTATATATCTGCAGTGATAATGTAGGAAATGGCAAAACAAGCTGGGCAATCCGGATGCTGCATACTTACTTTCATCACTACGCAGTCGGTAACTATGAAAATCTGCTAGGGATGTTTGTCAGTACGACCGACTTGCTTTTAAAGCTCAAAGATTTTAACAATCCTTTACCTGCGAAATATCTGCAGAATTTAGAAAACGTCGATTTAGTGGTATTCGATGATATCGGGGTTACCGGAGTATCACAATACGACTTAACTCAGCTTTATAACATTATCAACAAGAGGTTACTGGCAAATAAATCAAATATATTTACCTCAAACGTCACCAGTTATGATAAACTCGAAGAGCTATTAGGGTCTAGACTTGCAAGTAGGATTTATAACAGCAGCGAAGTAATCGAATTGAAAGGAACGGACTTGAGATAATGGTAGCATTACAGATATTAAGCAAGTGCCTAGCGAATGGCAACATATCAATAATCGAAGATAATCAATTAACTGAGGATTACTTCAGAGGATATGAAGACGAGTTTAATTTTATTGTCAATCATTATAAAGAATATGGCAATACTCCCGATACTGCGACCTTTCTTTCTAAGTTTGATAAGGACGATGTCCTGGAAGTCACCGAGAGTGATGCCTACTTAGTAAAGACAATCCGAGAAGAATGGCTCTACGGTCAATCAGTTCCGGTTGTACAGAAAATTGCCAAGCTTCTAGAGACCGATGCTAATGCAGCAGTTGAGTATATGCTGCATGCACTTGAAACCCTTCAGCCCGAGTATGACCTTGGAGGAATCGACATCGTAGCAGAGGGTCAAGTTCGATACGATGAATGGCTCGATAGAAAGAACAATCCGGATAAATGGTTTTTCACTACCGGATTTCCAGAGCTTGATGATGTAATCCACGGATTAAAGAGGATAGAAGAATTCGTTTTAATCTATGCCCGAGTTAACATAGGTAAGTCCTGGATACTCGAAAAGATAATTACTCATGTTTGGGAGCTGGGATTCAATGTAGGATATCTATCTCCTGAAATGGGTTCAAGTAGCATCGGATATAGATTCGATACACTCCATGCTCACATCGATAATACCGGATTAACCCGAGGTACTGATGATGTTCCCGAAGACCTTTATCAGAAATACATTGACAACCTTGCAGAGAATAAGCATCGATTCATTGTATCTACTCCTCAGAACTTCGATGGTAAGATTACAAAGACTAAACTGAAGAACTGGGTCAAGAAATTCAAATTAGATGCAATCGCAATAGATGGAGTTACTTATCTTACTGATGAGAGAGCCAGGAGAACCGATAGTAAGAGCGACCAGCTCACTCACATCGGAGAAGATTTGATGGCTCTATCGAATGAGCTGGGAATACCAGTCCTTGCAGTAGCGCAGGCAAATAGAACTGGTATTACAGATGCAGAATCAGATGATATGCCCGATGTAGGAAGTATTCGAGATTCCGATGGACTCAGTTTTAATGCAAGTAAGATAATCGCACTCAAGCAGACTAAGGACGGCGATATGATGATGCAGGTCCAGAAAGGCCGAGAATGCAGAGTAGGAGCCAAGTTATCCTATAAATGGACCCCGAATCTCGGAGAATATACTTACATTGCAACTACTGATAGTAAGTCTTCTCACAATCATCAGCGAAATGATATACCGAAGCGTGAAAAGAAAAAAGTAGAGAAGGAGGATTTGTTTTGATAATTAACAATATTCCCTTTAATTGTGATTTGGAGCAGATATTATCAGAGTTGAGGAGTCAGCTAGCTTTAAATCATATTCCTTTACTACAAAAGATAAAAGATACTCCAAAGGCTATCATGGTTCAATGTCCATATCATAAAAAAGGTCAAGAAAAGAGACCGAGCGCAGGTATCAGAAAAAGTGATGGACAGTTTCATTGCTTTGCATGCGGAGAAATTCATTCATTACCCGAAGTCATCGGTCATTGCTTCGGATATGATGACCCTTTTGGTAAATGGGGTTGGCAATGGCTTAATAAAAACTTTGCAACAGTAGAAGTGGAGGCGAGAAAAAGTGTTGATTTGCAGTTTCGACGTAGGACGGGCAGGGAATCTGATAATCGCAGCGATAATGCTAATACTGATTTTGTATCCGAAGAAGAATTAGATACATATCGTTACTATCACCCTTACTGGAGAACAAGAGGAATAACCGATGAACGAATTATTGAGCTTTTTGATTTGGGTTACGATAGAAAGACCAGATGTATTACAATGCCTGTGCGAGACGAAAAAGGTAACTGTCTGTTTGTCGCAAGACGCTCTGTTAAAACCAAGATGTTTAACTATCCCAAAGGAGTCACTAAACCGCTCTACGGATTATATGAACTCATTCAAACCGTCCCAATTCTTGTGTCCCCCACAGGAGGCAATTATTTTCCGAATATCATAGTATGTGAGTCAATGATAGATGCTTTGACTGCATGGCAATTTGGTGAATATGCAGTTGCCTTGAATGGTCTAGGTACAGAGCTGCAATTCGAACAGCTGCGAGGTCTCCCTTGTAGAAAGTTAATCCTGGCAACTGATAATGATGAAGCAGGTAAGAAAGCTAGCAAGAGAATCCGAGAGAATGTCCCGAATAAAATCATAACCGAATATCAATTTCCAGATGGATATAAAGACCTTAATGATTTAAAGGATATCGGATTTGGTATTTTAACTGAGGTATTCTGATGAATAAACCAACCAGATTTTTCAGTGATAGACAAGAAAAGAAAGTAGCAAAGGCTCTTGGAGGAAAGCAGACAGCAAACAGCGGAGCCACTTCCTTCAGCAAAGGAGATGTAAGAACGAATGATTGGCTCATTGAATGCAAGACCAGTTGTAAAGAGAAATCTTCTTTTGCGATTAAGAAAGAATGGCTCAAGAAGAATAAAGAAGAGGCCTTTGCTATGAATAAACGATTTAATGCATTAGCATTCGATTTTGGCGACGGCGAATGCTTTTATGTAATAGATGAAAAGACCTTTAAAATGCTAAAGAATTATTCGGAGGAGGAATAAAATGGCACAAGCACTAGCAATTAAGTACAGACCTAAGACATTCGATGATGTAACAGAGCAGGGAGCGGTGAAGATAATCCTGCAACAGCAATTAGATGCAAATGCAATCCAGCATTGCTATCTCTTTGTAGGCGGAGCAGGCACCGGTAAAACTACATCAGCAAGAATCTTTGCAGATGCAATCAACAAAGGACAGGGCAATCCGATTGAGCTGGATGCAGCAAGTAATAACTCTGTCGATGATATGAGAGAGTTAATAGCACAGGCTCAGACTAAATCACTCAACAGTGAGTATAAAGTATTCATTATCGATGAGTGTCACATGATTACGGTAGCAGGATGGAATGCAATCCTCAAGTTGATTGAGGAGCCTCCCGCAAAGAGTATATTCATCTTCTGTACTACTGACCCTCAGAAGATACCCAAGACAATCATTTCCAGGGTTCAGAGATATGATTTCAAGAGAATCAGTCAGGATGGAATCGTAAAGAGGTTAAATTATATCCTCGATAAAGAGTGGGCAGAACATCCGGAATGGGATGCTTCATGTGAAACCGCAGCTCTTGAGTATATTGCAAAGCTTGCAGATGGAGGAATGCGTGATGCTATAACTCTTTTGGATAAAGTCCTTGCATATACTAAAGACATTGAGCTTGATGCAGTAGTAAAAGCTCTCGGCACCGTTGATTATGATGTGATGTTTGAATTGACTGATTCATTAATCCACTTCAGTCAGAAAGACATGATTCAAATCATCGAAGATATCCATAATGATGGAAGAGATTTGAAACAGTTTGTAAAGCAGTATACTCACTTCCTTCTTGATATCCAGAAATATGCCATCGGATGTGATTGGAAATATATCAATATTCCGAAGCTTGCAGATTATGAGAAGTGGTTAAAAACATGCGATGACTTCGATGCATGCCATAACATCCTGGATTGCTGCTTGAAGCTCAATTCAGATATCAAATATTCTTCAAGCCCTAAGCTGGATATAGAAACCGCATTCATTCTTCTGAGCAGGTGACCGATATGATAGGACAAAAGAATTTACTCAGGATATTAAAGCGATTAATTGAAACAGATTCTTTTCCTAAGTTCTCTATCATCGTAGGAGAGCGAGGGAGCGAAGCGAATCTGATTGCAGCGGAGTTGGCAAAGCCCCTCAATGCTCACCTTGTAGATGTACCCGATGTCAAAGTAGATACAATCAGAGATGTAATAACAGAGGCTTATAAAGTATCCGCTGTGACCTTGTATAATATCAAAGATGCGGACGGAATGTCTTTACAAGCAAAGAATTCTCTTCTCAAAGTAACCGAGGAGCCGCCTAATAAATCCTATTTCATAATGACGGTTGAGAATGATGTCAATTTGCTTGATACCATCAAGAGCAGAGGAGCTGTCTTCTATACCGAGAGATACACCGCAGATGAAATCCTGAAATATTATGACTCAGACAAAGATGCAAATATTATAAAAGCATTATGCGAGACTCCTGGAGAAGTGGATATTATCCGGGATAATGCAGATGAGTTTTATAGTTATGTTGAGAAAGTAGTAGATAATATCGCAGAGGTAAGCGGTAGCAATGCTTTCAAGATTGCTGAGAAGATTAAGTTCAAGGATTCAGATGAAGGATACGATTTGATTCTCTTCTTAAAAGCATTCAAGCAGATATGCTTCGATAAAGAGATGTTCAGAGCCTCGTTAACCACCAGTGAATTTCTTAACATGATGAATGTTAAATCAATCAACAAACAGATGTTATTTGATTCATGGATACTTGAAATGAGAAGGATAATAAATCATGGAGATAACTGAAGTTAAGTCCCACATCCAAAAGAAAACATTTAACCCCTTCTACATCTTCTCGGGTCCGGAATGGAAGGTGCAGAGGTTATATATCGACCAGATTTCAAAGACCAGCGAAAAGGAGCTGCGGTATATAGAATCAATCTCAGATATCTATGCCAAGAGAAATAACGCTGGATTCATTAAGAAGAATTATGTTTATGTTGTGAGAGATGATAAGGAGATTCTCCAAAATGAGAAGGTCCAGGCTCAGTTGAATAGTATCATCGGAAAGAATATCCTGGTTTTAATCCTCACATCAGTTGACAAGCGTCTCAAGTTTTACAAGCAGTACAAAGATGATATTGTAGACTTTGAACCTCTTAAACCGGAAATCCTGAGAAAGTATATCCAAAAAGATATCAACCTTTCTAATAAGAATTGTGATAAGCTGATGGAGTTCTGCGAATATGATTATGGTCGATGTCTTTTGGAGATTGACAAGATAAAGAATTTTGTAGCTGCAGATAAATCAGTTGATGGATTCTTAGAGGATTCTGCTTTCACATATCTTCTTCAATACGGATTAATTTATCAGCCACCAAAGGATGCCATCTTTGATTTTGTAGATGCAATCCTGGATGATAAAGTAGACTTATCTTTTGAACTCTATCATCAATGCCTTGCAGTCGGTGAAGCAACTATGGTGATGATATCAGTTTTGTATAACAATGCAAAAGCGGTATTGCAGGTTCAGAGCTGTAAGAGCAGAGATGTATCCAAATCAACCGGATTAACTGCATGGCAAATCAAGAATGCAGAAAAGCATAGAGGTAAAAGAAGTATCAGTGATTTGCTTTATATAATGAAGATATGCCAAAAGAGTCAGCAGGATATCGTGACCGGAGTAATCGATGAGGAGCTGGTCATGGAGAGGATATTAACAGAGGTGATGTGATGGGAAAAGAAATAGAGATATCGAGTCCCGAAGATATATGTAGCTTGATGTGTGATAATCAGATACCAGAAAAGCCTAGAGAATATCAGTATTGTCTCAGATGCGGCAGAAAGCTCAAAAATCCAGAGGCTAGAACTAAGGGTTATGGTTTAGTGTGCGAAAGGAAGCTGATAAAATCTAGCAAAATGAGGCTTTTTGAACCTAAAAAAAATAGGTTGCATTCTGAATAATAGTGTTATATTATATTTATGATGATTGATATCACGAAAGTTAATAAGGTTTGAGGCTGCGAGGTCTCTCCGGTCTTAAATCTGAACACCAGATAATATCACTCGAAAAACTCATAACACTCAGGAGGTTACATTATGAAGGTAAACGATATTTTGAAAATCACCGAATCCGGTACCGTAATTCAGATTTATGATTCTAAGACCGCCGAGATAGTGGCAGACAGCGTAGGGGCAGGTTCAATGCTCCATCACTTCGGAGACAGAGAGGTTATAGCTCTCAATACTACCGAAGCAGATGATTACGGTATCCATTTTGAACTCGTAGTAAGATGAGGAGGTAATTAGCATGACTAATGATATGATTCTCAAGGCTATCCAGGAGCGCAGATTCGATGATATCTATGAAGCGGGTATGATGACCGCATGGGTTGCTTCTTATGCTTATCAGCATGGATACATGACCGAGCAGGAGATGCTCTGTTGGGCAGACCAGATTCTTAACCTTTAATCACTCATATCACTCGGAGGTAAATTTCATGATTACATTAGAGAGCAAGAACTTCAAAGTCGAGATTCACGGAAATGATATCATCGTCACCAAGAAAGCTTTTAATGATAGATATCACGTAACCCTCGATATTAATAACCAGCTCGTAGCTAAGTCCTCATTGGCGCTGGCCATGGCGATTAGAGCAAGAAGCGAAATTGGATTTTAAGTCGAAACCCCTCAGACCAGAGGGGTCACGCAAGGGATAGCAACCCAGCGTCTGATGATGACAAGCTACTATAACAACTCGGAGGTAATTTATTATGATGAAACTTAACAGAACCCAGATGAGAGCATTTCAGAAAGCCCTTTCAGAGGTCAATGAATCTCTTAATGTAACTATCAGCCCTATGACCAGCACTGATGTCGATGAGCCCGAGGTATTCGGGGTTAACTGGAGCTGCAAAGGCACCTGTCCTTATCAGGACGCAGAGGAGTACGGTAAGAATCTCATTAAGGCAGCTAGGATTGCCAAGGTCCTTAATTATCTTGAGCTGGTCTATACCTACGAAGGTGAATATCAGCTCGATGCAGATACTTTCAAAAGAGGGGTTGAGCGTATAATCCGTGAACTTACTGCTTATGAGTGTGACCCTGAAGATGCTTTTGTTAGAGTAGCAATTATAAAGGTAGGTATCTGAGATGAAAGTGATATTCGATAGAGTAGATTGTGGAGAGATGTTTTATTATTCCAATCAACAGTATATGAAACTTACCACTACTACTGCTTTGAATCTGCATACCGGTGAGCATCTGATAATAGGTCTGGATTTTTAAGTCGAAACCCGCTCCGGCGGGTCCGGTTAAGACGGCAACTTGACCGCTGACGATGACAAGCCAACTCAAACACACTTTTAAACAGGAGGAAATTTTTATGAAGTACCGTCACATCAATAGTGGAGCTGTAATCGAGGTTACCGAGGTCAATGAAAAGAGCAAGACCGTCGTCTATATCGATGAAACTGGCAAGAGTAAGTCTTGCACCACTTCAACTCTGAAGCGCTGGTATAAGCCCGTCGAGGATGAAGTTGCTCCCGCAGCTAAGAAAGAGGTTAAGAAGGTTGCCAAGGCTGTAGAGAAGCCCGCAGCTCCTGAAGTATCAGATGAGCTTGCAGGTGATAAGACCCCTCTTAATGAGGTTGGCAAAGAGATTGCAGCGCAGGCAAAAGCAAAGGCTGCAAAGGCTGCTGCTAAGAAGGCTCCTAAGGAGAAGAAAGCATCTCAGCCTCGTAAGAAGAAGGAGATGGAGCCTTATGTAACCGAAGCTCTGGAGTTTATCTTCTCCAAGGTAGAAGCAGAGGGTGATGAAGTATTCAAGCCTGCTACTGATATCAATATGAGAGCTTTCAAGGTCGGAGGTCACATGTACTGCAAGTTCAACTTCAGCATGTCTTCCATCACGCTGGCGGTGAGCAGCAAAGCATTCAATGAGAAGAATGCAATCGCTCCTACCAGAACTATCAAGCATTTGTTCGATAATCTCTATACCTACAATAAGGCTCTTACCAAGGCGGATAAGGACCAGATTGTAAAGATTCTCAAGCTTGCCAGAGCATATCGTATGGAGAAGAACAATCACTCATCACAGAAAAAGACTAGCAAGAAGAAGGAGGCTAAGTAATTATGGCAAGATTTAAAGCAGATGATGCAGACAAGTACGGCGGACAGGGAGGAGGAGGATTCTTCCAGATTAACAAGGATAAAGGGGTAAAGCAGGTCAGATTTCTCTACAACTCAGTAGATGATATCGACGGCATGTCTGTCCATAAGATTAAGATTGACGGCAAAGACAGATATGTTAACTGTCTTAGAGAGTATAACGACCCTCTTGATACATGTCCTTTCTGCAGAGAGCGTATCCCGGTCCAGGCAAGACTTCTTATCCCTCTGTACAATATCGATGATGGCGAGGTCCAGATTTGGGACAGAGGCAAGTCAATGTTTGAAAATCTTATCGGCGTTTGCCGCAGAGCAACTAAGAAGGGCGGTACAATCGTAAGTCATATCTTCGAGGTCGAGAGACATGGCAAGCCTAACGATAAGAAGACAGAATACCAGATTTTTGATACCGACGAAGATGAGACCGAGCTTTCTGAGTTTGAGCTTCCCAAGGTTCTCGGCGGACTTGTTCTTGACAAGACTGCAGATGATATGGAATACTTCCTTGAGAACATGGACGAGAAGAGAAACGGTGATTTCCCTCCCAGCGATGATGAAGAGGACGAGGAGCCGGTAAGACGCAGAGGCAGCAGGCGTGAGGAGCCTGAAGATGATGCCGAGGATGAGGAGGAAGAAGCTCCTCGTAGTAGAGGTAGCAGAGAAAGAACCGAAAGAAGTTCTCGTAGAACTCCTGCAAGGTCCGGAAAGACCAAAGAAGAAGAGTTTTAAGTAATCTCTCAATCAGTGGTGGCGGAATAGGTAGACGCGCTACGTACAATTCGCGGATGATTATAAGCGTGGTGAATTGCCGTTCATGTAAGGTGCGAATCCTTACCCACTGAATCACAACCGCACGGATGGCCATGAGTGCAAACCGACGGGTTAAAGTTACGAGCATACAAGCGCCGTAGATAACTTTAGGTGCGGTATATAAATGAATATGGGCCCCGAGCAGCGTGGTACACTCTTCATTGCTGCCTAACTCAATAAAGGAGATAGATATGGCATTATTCACTCCGAGCCGAAAGATAAGTAAAGCTCACGATTTAAACATTGCATCTAAATCCAAAACAAAGAAGATAGTAATCCCGACCATTAAAGGTGGAAATGATATCCTTTCTCGTATTAATCAGATAAAAGCTACTGTCGAAACAAATCTTGGACAGTATAAAGATGAATATCAAGTTATCAATGCAGATGAAGTCCTGCATGATTATATCAGTGAGTGCATCGGTAACAGTTATCTCAGCATTGATACTGAAACTGATGGACTTGACCCTTTACAGAATAATCTTGCAGGTATCTGTATCTATACTAACAATCAGCAGGGTTCATATATTCCTTTGAATCACATATCCTATATCACCGGTGAAAGAGCCAGCGGTCAGTTGCCCGCTGATTTTGTTGTATCTGAATTTAAGAGATTACTGGCAAAGAAACCTTACCTTGATATGTTCAATGCTAAGTTCGATATCCGATTTCTCAGAGCATTTGGATTGCCAGATATTTATTGTAATTGGGATGGTTACTTAGCGAGCAGGATTCTCAATGAGAATGAGGAGCATAAGAACCTAAAGCAGCTCCACAATAAGTATTGCCTCGATGGCAAAGGAGATGCTTTCAGATTTGATGATTTGTTCAAAGGTATCCCTTTCACTATGATTCCTTATAATGTTGGATATCTATATGCTGCCCATGACCCTGTTATCACTACTGAGCTGAATGAGTATCAGAGAAGATACTTAACCGATGATACTGACCGCCAGGATATTAAGGATATGTATTGGGTATTTAGAAATATCGAGATGCCTTGTGTACCTGTAGTTGCAGATATGGAAGACAATGGCATTCTTCTTGACACCGAGTATATCCAGGAGTTGAGTGATAAATACACCACAAAGCTTAAAGAAGCAGAAGAGAAGTTTTATAGGCTCTGTGATGAGTTTGGAGAGCATCTTGATAAGTATAGAGAGCAGCAGGGAGCAGCTAATAAGCTTGAGTATCCAATTAATATTGGTTCCTCTGCTCAGATAGCTATCATGCTATACGATGTCCTTAAGGTAAAACCGGTCGATAAAAGAAATCCCAGAGGAACGGGAGAAGAAATATTATCGAAGATAAATCACCCTATTGCCAAAGTAATCCTGGAGTATCGAGAGATAAAGAAGCTGCTCACGACTTATATTGAGAAGATGCCTCAATGTGCAAATCCTAAGGATGGAAGGGTTCATTGTTCATTTAATCAGTATGGAGCCGACACCGGTAGATTCTCAAGTAGTGACCCGAATCTACAGAATATCCCTTCTCATAACAAAGATATCAGAAAGATGTTTGTAGCATCTCCCGGATATGTTCTGATGTCATCAGACTTTTCACAGCAGGAGCCAAAGTGTCTTGCAGCTCTTTGTAAAAAGCAGGGTGATGAACAGATGTATAACACCTTCATGGAAGGTAAGGACCTATATTCAGAGATTGCCAGCAAAGCGTTTAATAAGCCTTACGAAGAATGCAGAGAGTTCAATCCTGATGGCACTACTAATAAAGAAGGTAAGGAAAGACGAACTCAAGCAAAGAGTATCCTTCTTGGAGTGCTTTACGGCCGTGGAGAAGCTTCAATAGCAGAGCAGTTGAATTGCTCAGTAGATAAAGCCAAGGAAATCAAATCAAGTGTGTTCCGAGGATTTCCAGCAATTAAACAGTTTGAAGAGGATAGCTTATCCTTTTGCGAAGAAAAGGGTTATGTTACTACGGTCTGCGGAAGAAAGAGAAGACTTCCAAATCTCCAACTTGCAGAGTTTGAATTTCAGTGGAAAGATGGAGCGCCTCCCGATGATGACCTGCTTGACTTCATGAATGTCCCCGAGTATGATGAAGTTCCCGAAGATAGGATTGATTATTATCTGAGAAAGCTGGATGGATGTTGGGGTAAAGAAAAAAGAGAAATCTTCGATAGAGCAGCTGAAGAAGGAATCCTCATTATAGATAACGGAGCCAAGATTGCAGATGCAAGAAGACAATGTGTCAATGCTCGTATCCAAGGAAGTGCAGCTGATTTAACAAAGCTTGCCATGATTGATTTAAGGAATAATGAGGAGTTAAAGAAATTAGGGTTCAAGCTTTTAATCCCGGTCCATGATGAGGTTATTGCAGAGTGTCCCGAGGAGAATGTTAAAGAATGTGCTCAGTTACTTGCTCAGACAATGAGTAAAGCTGCAGAGAAGATTCTTGAAATGCCCATAAAGTGCGATGTATCTATAACAAAGAGGTGGTATGGAGAGGAATTAAAGTATGATTGATTTGATGTTCGCAGGAGATTCTTCGGGATATCCCGATGCAACCCCAGGAAAGATGTGGAGTGGTGGAGCCAACATCTTGTTATCCTATGAGCACCCCGCCAGAGAGAGAGCGACAAAAGAGATTATGCAGATATTTTTAGCAGGTCAAGGGATAGCCCAAAAAATAAATCTTTTAAATGAATTTGGATATGATAGACTATTCTCGTACGAGCTGAATCAGAAACTCGCAGACCTAGCAATTATCCATCGAAAGATATTAGATACAATCTACAAGCTGTATTTTGAAACTGATATATTTACGAGAGGAGTGCTGAAGCAGCTATTGACTGAATTATATTTTGCAGGAGCCGATGGAGGCAGCATATCTAAGCGAGCCAGCGTATTACTTCCCGAGGGTGATAATATCTTGTTATCATATGCCCGAGGCGACCAGAAGGCACAAGTAGAAAAAATCATAAAACTAAAGGAGGAACTAATGGAGCTTTACATGGTAGGTCCAGAGAAAGCAAACATTATGGCGGTTGCATCAGAAGAACTTGAACATAATATGCTTTTCAGTTATCTGGATAAAACAGCAATCGATAAGTATAAGGAGATGATATCTTCGCATGGTAAGTTATTTATCGATTCCGGAGCATTCTCAGCATGGACGCAGGGAAAGGTCATCGATGTAGATGAATACATTAGATGGATTAACGACCGAGCCGATTATATTGACCTCTACGGTCAGATAGACGTGATTCCTGGCGATAGAAATACCGGTGCATTACCTTCAGCGGAAGAAGTCAAAGAGGCAGCTCAGAAGACTTGGGAAAATTATCTCTATATGAGACCCAAGATGAAGAAGCCCGAAGGATTGTTATATACCTTCCATGTAGGAGAGCCGATTGAATTCCTAAAGAGAGCCTTGGAGTGGACCGATGAGAATGGCAACTACATCCCTTACATAGCTCTTGGAGGAATGGTAGGTAAATCTGCAGCGACCAGAGATAGATTCTTGGAGAAATGTTTCAGCGTGATATCCAAATCTCCAAATCCTAATGTAAAGGTTCATGCCTTCGGAATGACTGACCGAGATTTGCTTATGAAGTATCCTATCACATCTGCGGATAGCACTTCATGGATAATGACCGGAGCCACCGGTGGAATAATGACCGATGTCGGAATGGTTACAGTAAGTAGCCAGCAGGCTCATTTGAAAAGTCACTACTCCCATCTTCCTAAAGAAGCGATTGAGGAGTTTAACAAGACAATCAAGGAGTTTGGATTTACTCTTGATGAACTTGCAGAGAGCAGAGACAAGAGAATCATGCACAATGCAAGATATATGAAAAAGAAATTTGAGGAGATTGAATACAAGCCCCCTCAGATAAAGAAAAGAAGGTTATTTTAAGGAGGAACATCAAATGAAAAAAGCACTTGTATTAAACAGCGGCGGAGTGGATTCAACGACCTGCGTATCCATCGCCATTCAGGAGGTCGGAGAGGAGAATGTGACCACCGTATCAGTCTTCTATGGACAGCGCCATTCAAAAGAACTTGAATGTGCTCAGAAGGTTGCAGATTACTACGGAGTAGCTCATCGAGTAATTGACCTGTCCAAGACCGGTATTATGGACGATAGCAATTGTCCTCTACTCAAACAGTCTACTGAGGAGATTCCGGAGCATTCCTATGCTGAGCAGATTGCAGAGAATGGAGAAGGAATGGTTACAACCTATGTACCTTTTAGAAATGGCCTTCTCCTTTCATCAGTAGCAGCTCTTGCAATGGCTCTTTATCCTGATGATGAAGTTGATATCTATCTCGGAGCACATGCAGATGATGCAGCCGGAAATGCTTATGCAGATTGTTCGCAGGCATTTACCGATGCAATGAACCTTGCAATTTCTCTTGGCACTTACGGTAAAGTCCATCTTGTAGCCCCTCTGGTAAATCTTAACAAGGCAGGAGTTGTAGAGCGGGGTCTTGAACTCGGAACTCCTTATGAACTGACTTGGAGTTGTTACAAGGGAGGAGAAAAGCCCTGCGGTAAATGCGGAACATGTATCGACAGAGCAGCGGCTTTTGCAGCTAATGGAGTAGTAGACCCCGCATTATAAGGAGGCTCGGATGACAAATGATGAAATCATGAAGCTCGGCATTGATGAAGCTGACCGGACGATGCGAGAGAATAAAGGTGGACCTTTCGGAGCAGTCGTTGTTAGAGATGGAGAAGTGATTGCAGTATCTTCAAATCACGTATTAGCAAATAACGACCCTACCGCTCACGCAGAGATAATGGCAATTCGCAAAGCATGTGAGAAGCTCGGCACCTATGATTTAACCGGATGTGAGTTATATGCAACCGGATATCCCTGCCCGATGTGTCTTGGAGCCATAATCTGGGCCAATATCAAGAAGATATATGTATCCGGTAAGCCTCTTGATTGTGCAGAGATTGGATTCAGAGACCAGTTCATGTACAGGTTTATCCGGAATGGATGCATTAATACAGATGTTTTGAAGATAGAATCTCTGGACCGAGAACCTGCAAAAATGCTTTATGCAGAGTATGCGAAAATGAACAAAGTAATTTATTGAGGAGGAATTATGGCGCAGAAACAGTATGTGACTTGGGACGAAGTCGATAAATTCGTTAACGAGGTTGTCCAGGCATATAAAGGAGCCCCGCTCTCGGGAGTGTATGGCTTGCCTAGAGGAGGATTGATTCTTGCAGTGATGATATCCAATAGGCTCCGCATCCCGATGTTAACCGCTCCCTGTGAGCATTGCCTTATTGTCGATGATATCTGCGATACCGGTGAATCATTGATTCATTATGTTAAGGACAGCTCCGCAGAGGAAAAGCCTTGTTGGGATATCATCACGATGTTCTACAAGGAGAATGAGCTGAACATTCACCCGACCATTTACAAGTATAAGAAGGAAGACAAGTGGATTGTATTTCCTTGGGAAGAGAAGGAGGAAGTATGAAGAGGATAACTATCACTGCTCAGTATGATGATTCTGAGGATGAAACCTACGATTATGATGCTGTAGTAGATTCACTTATGCAGCAGGGTCTTGAATCTATTGAAATCCACGAAGAGACAGAGGAGGATTAATATGTATACCGTATCAAAGAGAATGGAGATTGCAGGGGCTCATAACCTTGCACTTCCTTATGAATCCAAATGTGAAGGCCTTCACGGTCACAATTGGATAGTAATCGTTCATTGCAGAGCCGAGAAGCTTACCGAATATGGTATGATTGTGGATTTTGCAAAAGTTAAAAAGGAAATCCACGGAGCCCTCGACCATAAGTATTTGAATGAGCTGTTTGATTTCAATCCTACGGCAGAGAACATGGCCAGATGGATTTGTGACAAGGTAACTGACCTTTGTGAGACCGGATATTGTTATAAAGTATCAGTTCAGGAGAGCGAAGGTAATGTAGCTACCTACGAGAGAGGAGAAGATGAATGAAAGTCGTAGAGATATTCAACAGTATCGAGGGTGAAGGCATCAGAGCCGGTTCCCTCTGCACTTTCATTAGATTGTTTGGATGCAATCTGAATTGCAGCTACTGTGATTCTCGGTATGCTTGTGAAGGAACCGATTACATGGTTTTGAGTATCCCGGAGATTATGGATGCAGTAGCTGGATATGGATGTAAAAGGGTTACAGTGACTGGTGGTGAGCCTCTTATCCATCCTGGCATTAAGAGTCTTCTTGAAGCTCTGGTTTATGCTGATTATGAGGTTAATGTGGAAACCAACGGAAGTAAATTCCCGATACCCATCGTACTTGATGAACCTCAGTTTGATTATCGTCGTAACGAGGAAATCAGAGTTCCTATCTGTAAGGGTTCAATATTTTATACCTTGGATTGGAAATGCCCGACCAGTGGTATGGAGTCCAAGATGAGTATTGACATCGTTAATCGGTTAACAGAGTTTGATGTCCTCAAATTCGTAGTAAGTACCGTAGCAGATATGGATGCTGCTTTGTCAGTCATTGAGCAGATGACTTCTAAACCCACTATTTTCTTCAGTCCTGTATTTAAAGGTATCGATGCTGCGGACATTGTCAAGTATATGCAGGAGAAGAGATTACAGAATTGCAGAGTCCAGCTTCAGATGCATAAGTATATCTGGGACCCTAACGAGAGAGGAGTATAACATGAAAGAGATTGATTCAGCTAAGATTGAGGCAGCAGTAAGAAATCTGCTCGAAGCCCTCGGAGATGACCCTGAAAGAGAGGGGTTAAAAGAAACTCCTAAGAGAGTAGCCAAGATGTACCAAGAAGTATTCGAAGGTATGAAGTATACCAACGAAGAGATTGCCGATATGTTTGATAAATGCTTCGAAGATACAACCACCGGTGACCTCGTAGTTATTGACAAGATTCCGGTATTCAGCTATTGTGAGCATCACATGGCTCTGATGTATGACATGAATGTATCAGTCGGCTATATCCCTAATGGCAAGGTCATTGGACTCTCAAAAGTAGCCCGAGTCGCAGATATGTGCGCTAAGAGATTACAGCTCCAGGAGAGGATTGGCACAGACATTTACGATGTACTCAAGAGAATCCTTAATACTGAGGACATCATCGTAGTCATCGAAGGAAGTCATAGCTGCATGACCGCAAGAGGAATCAAGAAGGTCGGAAGTAAGACAAAGACATCATGCTGCAACGGTAAATTCATGAACAATCCGGCGCTGAGACAGGAATTCTTTAACATTATCAAATAACCAGGAGGGACAAAATGAAGTTTTCAAGTAAGGCGATAGTATTTCAGGAGATGGTCGGCAAAGCAATCAAAGGAGCCAGCTGTGATAAGATGATTCCACTCACATCACTTATGGCAATCGAGCTGAAGAACAAGCAGCTCAAGCTCATCACAACCGACGCTTCCAATTATCTTTATATTCTCCAGAAGGATGTCGAAGGAGATGATTTCTATGTAGTAGTGCAGGCGGAGCAGTTTTCAAAGCTGATTTCCAAGCTCACGAGTGAGAACGTTGTCCTTGAGCTTGATGGCCAGGTTCTTAATATCAAGGCAAATGGCACCTATAAGATTGAACTTCCCCTTGATGAGAATGGAGAACTTATTAAGTATCCTGACCCCGTAGCAATCAAGGGAAAGCCTTTCACCGAAATCAAGCTTTCTACAATCAAGACAATCCTTAATACTAACAAGGCATCTCTTGCCATTACGATGGAAGAGCCGGTCTACACCGGATATTATGTAGCAGACAGAGTTGTTACAACCGATACCTTCAAGATGTGTGGCCTCAATACTCCTGTCTTTGAGGAGCCTGCTTTGATTTCTCCGGAACTGATGAACCTTCTTGACATTATGACCGATGAAAAGATATCGGTATATAAGAAAGATGATGATATCCTCCAGTTCGTATCCAAGGATTGCATCGTCTACGGTCATAAGATGGAAGGCGTCGAGGATTATGAAATCGAAACCATCAGCACTATGCTTGATGAGAAGTTCAAGAGCAGATGCAAGATTAACAAGACTGCGATGCTTTCACTCCTTGACAGAATCAGCCTTTTCGTAGGAGAGCATGATGATAAAGCAATCGTGCTTACCTTCACTAAGGAAGGAATTGATGTATCCAGCAAGCAGTCCAGCGGCGTAGAATCCATCGCTTATATCGAAAGCAAAGGATTTAAGGCCTTCACCTGCAAGGTGGCTATCGATATGCTGGCTCAGCTCATAAAGGCAAATGCATCAGAAACCGTTGAAATGGAATACGGCAATGCTGCATCCATCAAGATTGTGGACGGAGATGTAACGCAGGTAATCGCACTGCTCGATGATTCACAGGAAGAGTAATCAAGCAAAGAGCAGATTCTAGTTTTAGGGTCTGCTCTTTTTAACAGGAGGGATTAGATGAATAAGTATGGGCATTATAAGTGGACCGATAAAGAAATAAAGAGATGGGCCAAGAAATACACTGCGACATCCAAAGCCACTCTTTATTCAGTAGAATCAGATATCGATGTTTGTCACAGTACTCTTTGGTGGTGTTTTGTTAATCGTCTTGTAGATATCGACGAAGAGCTGTATGACAAAGTAATGAAGAAGCTCAAGATTAACAAGCATAAAGGAGGAAGAAGATGTCTATCCGCAAAACGACACGTCGAGGCATGACCGTAATAACCAGCAGGGAGCTTGATAAGATTCCGGTTGATTTAGTCATGGAATATAAAAGAGATGACCGAGAAGATTATATAGTTTGGTATTTCAATTCAATTACCGATGCTCAGAATGCATGTCAGCTTTTTATGGATGCTGGATTTGAATATGTACAGAGGGAGGCATAATGGCAAGAAATAGTCTGAAGAATGTATTGCGGATGATTGATGAAGCAAAACAAGACCTTCCAGTAGAAAAAGAATTCTTATCAGACTTAAAGCGCAGTATTGAGATGACCGATGAAAGGAACAAGAGAGAAGAGAGTAAATCCTACAAGCCTTCTCAGATGAATTGCCTTCGTCAGATGTATTACATCGTAACCGGAGCCGAGAAAGAAACCGGATTAGATACTTACTCATACATAGGCATCTGTAATTCAGGGTCTGATATCCACCAGAGAATCCAAGGCTATGTATTAGACATGGTCAAGAACAAGATAGACTGCGAATATGTCAATGTCGAAGAGTATGTCAAGAGCCGCGGATTGGATTATCTGGAAGTCAAAGAGAAACCCAATTTCAAGAAGGGTAAGTTTGAGACCAAGCTGTACGACAAGAAATTAAATATCAGCTTTCTCTGTGATGGTATCATTAGATACAAAGGTAAGTATTATATCCTGGAGATAAAGACCGAGACCAATAACAAGTTTTGGGGCAGAGAAGGAGTAGACCCTAAACATTTTAATCAAGGAACAGCTTATTCAGTAGAGCTGCAGATAGATGATGTGATTTTTGTCTATATAAGCAGAGATGTCTTGGATATGAAAGCCTTCTTATTCACTCCTACTGATGATATGAAACAAGATTTTGTAGGTAGGATTGAAGAATGTGATGAGTATGTCAAGAAATTAAAAGTTCCTCCTGTTCCTATCGATGTCCCGAGAAGTACTTGCGATTACTGTAAATACAAGGCTCAATGTAGAAAGGATTGATATGGGTGTAAATCGAGGAAAAGAATTCGAGAAGATAGTCCAAGAGTGTTTTGAAAAGACTCCTTATGTATCGATTGATAGATTGCATGACCAGACCACCGGTTATAAAGGCAGCTCCAATATCTGCGATTTCATTGTATATCGAGAGCCTTATGAATTCTATTTCGAATGTAAATCAGTCCACGGCAATACCTTGAGTATTTATAGCAGACCAAAGTTAGGCAAAGACGGCAGATTTCATGGATTTTATGGTAATATTTCAGATACTCAGTGGGAAGGATTACTTGAGAAGTCAAAGATTCCAGGAGTGATAGCTGGAATTATTTGTTGGTGGATAGATAAGGATGTAACTTTGTTTATGCCAATTCAAGTACTACAGCAATATTATGATACCACTTTGGTAAAGTCAATTCGATATGATAATGACGATTCTCGAATGATTACTGCTAGGGGTATTAAGAAAAGAATCTACTTCGATTATGATATGGAGGCATTACTAAATGAAATCACGGAGTAAAGAGATAAAGGAGCAGGTTGAGTCTAATTCTCGCAAGCTTGACAAGATTGTAGATGATATCATCAATCCATATTGTAATGACCTTGATGAATATGTTGGATTCATTAAGGATTGTCTATGTAATGGAGAAACCCCTGCTACTACGAAGGAGTTGGAAGACTTCTGTATGAATCTGTCCACCTATATCTACTTTGCAGGAGCCATGACTGAGCGACTCGGCATTCGAGATGATATCTCCAAAGCAATATACAAAGAGATGTATAATACTCAGCGAGATTCGATAGATAAAGGTACAGTAGCAGATAAGAATAGTTTAGCAGAGCTTGCCAGCCAAGAAGAGGCGATTATATCCGCAGCATATAGCAGAGCCTACAAGATTATGAAAGGAAAGGTGGAGAATGCGCAGGAGCTGTTGGGGAGCTGCAAGAAAGTATTAAGTCATCGAATGCTCGAAGAAGAGATGACAAATTTCAACGGAGGAAGATAACATGGGAAGTAAACTTGATGCAATTATGGACAAAGTTAATAAGGATGTTAAGGAAGAGGCCTTTACAAAAGGAATGCCGGTATATGAATATCAGAAAGTTCCTTTTACCAGCCCAAAGATGAATTACATCACTTATGGCGGAGTGCCTTTAGGAAGACTGATTGAGTTTTATGGAGAAGAGGGAGGAGGAAAGACAACTACATCTCTGGACCTCGTAGCAAATTTCCAGAACACTTATCCTGATAAAGAAGTCCTGTATGTTGATGCTGAGAATACTTTGGATATCGAGTGGGCAAGAAAGATTGGAGTAGATGTAGACTCAATCCGATTGTATCAGCCGAAAACAGAATCAGCAGAGTATATTTTTCAAGTTATCAAAGACGCAGTTGCAACCGGAGAAGTCGGAATGTGGGTGCTGGATAGTATTCCTTGTTTGACAGCTGAGAAAGACCTAGGCAAAGAGTTAACCGATGATGCAAGAGTCGGAGGCATATCCGGAACACTCACAAGATTCTGTCGAGAAATAACCGGTCCTTGTGCAAAGAATAATTGCATGGGCATTTTTATTAATCAGCTTAGAGACAAGATTAATTCGACAATCCCAGGACAAACGAATACTCCCGGAGGAAGAGCGCTGAAGCATTTCTGCACTACCAGGATTCAATTCACAAAAGGAAATTATCTTGATGAGAATGGCAAGACGATTTCAAGAAGCTCTGGAAATCCTAATAGCCAGAAGATAATGGTTAACATGGTCAAGACAAAGTTCTGCCGCCCGGATAGACATGTCGGGATGTATACGGTCAATTTCGATTTAGGAATCGATTACATAACGGATTTGATAGACCAAGCTATTTACTTCGATATAATCGAGCAATCCGGAGCTTGGTATAGCATTATCGATATCGAGACCGGTGAATCAATTAAAGAGAAGCTCCAAGGTCAGAAGAATGTATATAGCTACCTAGATGATAATCCCGATGTGATGCAGAGAATCGAGGAAATGGTAGATTCTAAGCTGCTTGAGGATTGAGAAAGCCACTAAAATCAAGGGTTTTACCGCCCTTGATTTTTTAGTGAAAAAGGGGTTGTATTTTACCTAAATGTGTTATATTATATTTATGATGATATTGAAATCATCGGTTTACCACTGTAAACAATTAACACTCGAAAAACTAGGAGGTATCAAGTATGGCAAGCATCGAATTTATTCAGAAGAGAATCGAAGGTAAGGAGAAGGAGCTTGAAAAGCTCACCAAGAAGATGGAGCGTATCCGCAAGGCTGAAGCTTCTAATTGGGAGAATAACCCCTATTCCTACTCCAATTGGGACATTGAGAGAACCGAGCGTGATATCAGAAGAACTCAGAAAGAGCTTGCAGCATATCAGGAGCAGCTCACCGCAGAGACCGAGAAAGCAAACAGCCGTAACATTCCTGCAATCCTCGAGTTCCTGGCAAATTGGAAAGCTAAGGTCAAAGAGTATTACAGAGAATCTCTTCCTAAGTATCTTGAAGATAGAGCTGAGTGGTATAAGAAAGACAAAGCTCATTGTGATTGGAGCAATCGAGAAGGCTGGAAGATGAGACATGAGAATCCCGATGAGTACAAGCGTATCAATCACGAGCATTCTGAGACTAGAGCAGCATTTCAGGTAAAATGGAATTGGATAACCCCTTATATCGAGAGGGACCAGCTCAATGAAGCAAAGCTCCAGAAAGATTTGGATAAGGATGCTGATGCTAAGTACGATTTCATCATCGAGAGAACAAACGCAATCGTCGGTACAATCACAGATGCAACAAACCTTGAAGTAGGATTCAAGGGAGACCTTAACGGTTACATTATCGGTGAGAGAGGTAAAGCAAAGGTCGAGACCATCGGAGCCGGCGGATATAACATCCAGTGCTTCCACTTCAGAACCTTAATCAATCGCATGAAATAATCAATCACGGAGGGGTGAATAACCCCTCCAAACTCAAATCACTAGGAGGAATCGATATGAAGACTTTCAGAGTATATTTGGCAGATGGCAATCAGAAGTTATATCAAACAGACAACATCTTCAACTTGATTCAGTATCTTTGCTGGTATATCAATATTGATGCTGAGGACATTAAGAAGATTGAGGAGGTAGAGTGATATGACTAATCATGGCACTGTTGTTAACCTGTATCAGATATCCAAGATGCTCGGGGGTAGAGATGATGTAATGAACATCAAGATGATGCTTTCTAAATCTTTTCCTCAGGATAAGAGATACTACAGAGAATATCGTCACATGACCTTTGATGAATATATCAATGCGAAGAGAAATTTCATCGCCAGCGTCACCGGTCATCGTGAATATCTTTGAAAGGAGGCCACTATGAATACTAGAGTCTTAGGTAAGTACAGATATTCAGTAGAGAAATACGCAGGTCGAATTTTTCTCGGCAATGGATTATTCGAGACCGTGGAAGAAGTTCTTGAGTTTGCGGATGATGGGTTCTGTACCAGAGCCATTGTTTACGACCATGATGTGACCCCTAGAAAGAAAGAAGTTATCAGATTCAAGAATCCGGAGGTAAAGACTCATGCTTGAATTGTTAAAAGATTGGCAGGGAGCTGTCGAGATTAACGGAACTAAATATGAGGATATCGGCTCCTTTATATCGAGCAATACCAAGCTTTCCGGAGCTATTGATATAAAACTCTATTCACCGGTGAAAGCGGCTGCTCCTGAGGCTGTTAAACAGGATATCCAGCGAGCTGAGGAAGAGGTTGAATATCGGATTACGGTCAAGCAGTACATGACTAAAAAAGCTGATGATAGATTCGACTTCATGAAGAAGTGGAATAATGATAACCCGATGCCTTTGAGAACGATGGTTGGCAAGATTACCAAGCAGACAAAAGGCATGGTATATATGCAGCTCAGAGGACAGGCCGAAGCGACCTGCAGATGTCTTAGATGCGGTCGTGATTTGAGTAATCCGGTGAGCCGTCACTATGGTATCGGACCCGAGTGCATGGAAAAGCTGGGAATGATGAGAATGGATATCGAAGACATCGAAGGTATCTCTCAGAAGTTAACCGAAGTATCATGGGAAGGTTGGATTATTAAATCAGCGATTACCACACAGGAGGAAATTTAATGAGATATTATTGTCCCGATTGTGAGCAATATTTTGATGAAGAAGAGTTAACCACTAGACAGGAGTGTATCGGAGAGTATTGGGGTAGCCCTGCGTATGAGACCTTCAATACATGTCCTTGCTGCGGTGGTGATGAAGTAGTGACTGAAGAGGATGATGATTTTCCGTCCGAGTATCCGGAAGAAGAGGAGGATAAAGAAGATGAGTAGGGTGAACATTGGACAGGTGTATTGTGACCTGTATGAGAGACAGAAGGATGATGCCTGCAATATCGAGATTGTTCCTCGTAAGATGGTAGAAATGATTATTGAGAAGTGCGATGAGAGGATTGCAGCTTATAGACCTTCGGGTTACATAGCTGCAGAACTAAAAGGTGTTAAAGAATACGCTGAATCACTTTTAGAAAAGTTTGAGGAGTCAGACAAAGATGAATGGCAGACAATTTTATAGAAATATGGCTTTGATATATTTCACTATCATAGTAGTGATGGCATTATTAGCAGCTTGTATCGGGAGTTATCAATCCCATGATTATACGATGTCAACAGAGAATCCGGAGCCAAGATATGAAGAGGTTATTGAACTCGAATATCCGGAGCCAGAGTATGAACCAGCTCCTATCCCTGCAATCCGGTTAAGTAATTATTATGAGATATCATATGCTGATAGAGATTTACTCCAGCAGCTTGCCATGGCCGAGGCTAGAGGAGAAGATGCCTTTGGACAGGCTTGCGTGATGAGAGTGGTTTTAAATCGAGCAGAGAAAAAAGGTCTGAGTATTGAAGAGGTTATCTATTCTCCAGGACAGTTCTCAACTGCATCACTTGGACATTATATCCCGAATGATAATTGTAATGAAGCATTGGAGATGATATTAAACGGCTGGGATGAATCACAAGGAGCCCTTTATTTCTGCGCAGATGGTTATAATGGCAAAGAACCCTTGTTTAAATATGGCGGACATTATTTCAGCAAAGGAGCGAGCAAATGAGTATAAGTCTAGGAATTGTATTGTGGTTGATTGGTGACAAGTTGGGAATGGGAATTTGGTATTACATCTGGATTATGGTAGGAATTGCCTTCCGGATACTAAAAGGAGGAAGTGATGAGTAAGATATTCAAATCAAATGATATAACAGAAGATATCGTGATTCTCGACCAGCTTGTAATGTTTTGGAAAGAATCAAACCATAAAATTGCTTTGAAATTCACTGGCTCTAGAAATGTAGGTCAGCTTGATGATTTTTTAATTTACTGTACCCAAGAAGATAGAGACGCAGATTACCAGAGACTTGCATTAATAATAGATTTACAGGAGGGATGAATGGATATAAATGTCGGAGATGAGATAACAATCAATGGAAGAATCACAGCTTGTCAGTATATGACTTGTGTGTTTGATAGAAGAGCAAATAAATTAATCCCCGATGGCGAGCCTACTTTAACCGTATTATTGCCAAGTGGTGATGAAATCTATATAAGCCCAGCAGACATCAACACCATTCACCCTTATAAAGAGCCAAGTGTTGTAGACCAGCGGAAAGGAAACTAATATGTGGTGGGAAAGTGATAAATGTATCTTTTGTAAGAAAGATGTGACCAAGCGTGACGAGTGGGTACAGAATAAAGATGGAAGACATAAGTATAAACTATATTTCCATCTTGAATGCTATGAAGCAAATGCAAAGAAGAGTAAAGAACAAAGGAGGAATGAATAAGATGACAGAATATGAATATGCGATGCTTTATAGAATTCCTATCGAGGCTGCCCGGAGCCAGCGAGCTTTTGCTGAGAGTGCAGAGCAGATAATTCGTACTACTCCAAGCTTTGAATCCTATTATCGAGATTTTATCCATGTTGATGGAGTTAGATATAGAATATACATTCAGCGAGATTTAAACGTTGCGGAGATTCCCCGATAGGGAGAAAGGGACAGAATGACAGCAGAGCATATCAATTCATTGACTGAATACTTGAAGAAGCAGAGAGTGCTGTTTGATAAGTATGACTATGTATCTGTTTCTCTTTCAAAGGCAGAGTTGGAGTACCTTTTGAAACAGTTAGATGAACATAAAGAGCCGACTCATGAAGAGGTTAAGGATTATTGCAAAGCAAGGGAACTGAGTTTGATTACCAACGAGTTATTAGCCGAGTTGATTGGTCGGAGAAAGTGAGGATAAATCAGATGACGAATGAACGGGAAATTGTACAAGCATTGCCGAGTTTGTATCCTCTTACAGAAGTAGAGGAAAAAGCGGTTATACATATAACCACAAAACAACCCGTAGAATTTAAAGAAGAGGGTTGTGAAGATAGAGCCGAAATGTATCCTATTTGTCCAAATTGCAAAGAATATCTTGATAATGAAAATTGGAGTTTTTGTCCGCATTGCGGAACACCAATCGAATGGTAATAGAAAGTGAGGAACAGAATGAATGAAGAATCAAAGCCAATCAGGGTAATGTCCGAAGAGGAAATAATGCTTATGATTGAGGCACTTTCCAGCAAACCCGAACCCATCATTGAAAGACCTCGAAACCGAGCAGAACGCAGACACGGGGTAGGGTATAAAGGGGCAGAGTATAAGCAAGAAAGGAGATAAAGTCGAATGAAACAAATAAGCAAGATATCAAATCTGATAAAAAGAAATCCGTGTAAAGAGTGTAAGTTTTATTCCGAGTCAAACAATGTATGTCAAAGCAAGAAATGTGCCACGACGAATCCGTATGTAACATGGTTCGACAGAATGTTTTGCGAACCCTATAAGGCAGAAAGTGAGG